TCCTCATACCAGTATCCTGGAAGGTATCATACTTAGGATTTAAATCACCTAATACTTTATTAAAGTCTACAGATTGATATGGTAATTTATTAACTAAATTTTTTAGAAATCCAGATTGCCCTGTTTGTTTTTGTTGATCGGCCATTATTATTATTTAATACTTATTCTACTATAATAAACGTATTATTACTACTCAACCCTCTACCACATAAAGTATCCATATATGAAAGATCTGAAAAATCATAACCAGCTTTATTTAAAGGTATGAATCTTATAACACCTTTTAGTATAGGAGGTGAATTAAAAATTATAGTATTGTCATTTAAAATCGTAAAAGGTATTGACTGACCTGAAACTGCTACCTGTCTACTAAAATTAGATACTGATGTAAGATTAGTATAACTAGTTTCAGTATTGGTACTAAATAGTACTGTTTCAGTGTTTGTGAAGCCACTACCATTTAATATAATACTACCAGATGTATTAGAAGCAATAGTTAAATTTTCTTGAAGTAAAACCCCATTATAAAAAATATCAGTTATAAAAGGTGATCCAGATAACTCAAACGATTCAATTCTATCATCAATAACCGAAGAGGCTGGATATGTATATGTATTACCTGATAATGATTCGTAGTTATCATAATATTCGAGTTTAGTTTCATTATGAAAATTATTATCTATAAAGAATATATTACCTGATGGGTTATCAGTATCTTTAAATAACCACCCTTTAATAGTAAATGATGTATCTGCGGTAACTCTTGCTTTTTGACTTGAATTGAGATCAGTAGGATAGTTCATATTAACGTCTCCGGTCCATAATACCTCACTTCTAATTTCTTGATCAACGCTTAAATTAAATTTTTCAGGTACTTTCCATGATATAATTACATATGGATTACAAAAAGGCACAAAATTGCTTAGGATTTGATCCATATCAGTTTGGTATCTAGTTAAAACTGAAACTGATAATGTAATGTTAATTGGTACAGGTGCCTTAATATGTCTAGATACTTTTTCATCCCCTATATTAGCTTGGTAATAAAACCCATCTAATTTATTGAAAACTCTAGATTGATCTCTAGAAATATTATTTACATTGACAGATACAACTGGTAATGTTAAAGTTTTATTTTCGTTTACTAGATCATATAATACTCTTTGTTTTGGAGCATATACATATCTAACATTAATCTTATCTTTCTCTACTCTATCTCTATTAAACCTACCGATAACAATATCATCAAACGCAGCAACGAACTGCGTAAGCATATCTTTAATTTCAAAATAAAAGGGTCGAGCTCTCACTTAATTATTTATCCCAAGGAAACTGTAACCAGCGAGTAGTATATAAAGTATTACCGGAAATAATGTTATTATTGAATTCAGAACCATCTCTTTTTACTAAACTAGCATACAAAATATCATCACTATTAACTTTATAATTGCGATTTAATATAGAATTTACTGCAGTAAAAGTTCGCCCACTATCATTAATATCATCTACAACTAATATTTTTGAGCCTTCTTTAATACTATCAGGTCGTTGATATACTATTGTATCGAGATACTTACCATTCTCTTGCCTAGTATTAATTCCGATATTATAAAGCGTCTTTATATCTAATTTATAACTTAACATAGCTCCAGGTATTAAACCACCTCTGCCTAAGGCTGCAATGCAATCAAATTGCATATTTTTATTTTTTATTTGTTCAGCTAAACATTCAGTTAAAAAATCTATATTATTCCAAGTTAATTTTAATATATCCTCCACATACTAATTATAACATATGAACTTAAGAAATCAAGCCTTTTTTCTTCATCTGTTCTATAACTGTTGTATATAGATCTAGTTTGCTTTTTAATACAAAACCAGTTGCATTTTTTTCAATCAAATTATGTATATCATTTTTCACTCTTTCTAAGAATTTACTTGCTTGTTCACTGTCAATTACACCATAACCTTTAAGTTCTATTTCTTCGTCACCACTTATACCATTAGATATAAAAGGAGCTCCTTTAACTTTAGATGCATTAGTTGTAGGTACACTATATTTAGCATAAGAAGGTTTACCTTGATTAGGTGTATACTTACCATAATTTTTATCATTATTTCTTTGCTGCATAGAAGCAATTGCTGATTGATTTAAATTACTTTCGTAAAGATTAAAAATTTTTGATTGATCACTCATTATTATTATTTAATATAAGAAAATTTAATAAATATATTAAAATGGAAAAGCCTATTACTTTCTTTCGCTCTTTTTTGGAAAATATTAATTTTGCTACTTTTTTCTTAGCAGCAGTAGGCGCATTAGCCGCCCTTTGGTTAAATAGTAATTATGTTTCGCAAGAAGTGTATGAGAAGGATCAACAAATAATTCAATTAAAAATTGAGAGTTTAGAAACAGAGACCCAAGCCTTACGATTTATGGCTCAAACAAATCAAACTGAGATAAGAGAATTGTTACCATTGGTGGAAAAAATTGAAACATTAATAAGCAATTTTATAACACCAAGTGGTGATGTTATTATAACAGAGAGTATGAAAGAGATGGAAGTTGATATTGCTGAAATAAAGAAAGATATCGAGTATATGAAAGCTCGATTATGGCCAACAGATTAAGAATACAATTCTAAATAGATCTTAGTATATTTATCTTCAAAATCTCTTGCTTGTATTTCCATAGGATTTTTATAATACTTGTTAGTGTAATTTGCTGCATCAGCCTCTGTATAATCTAATTTAGAGTCTTTTACTTTATCTAAGTTATCTTGAGCAAAATGACACAACTCATGAAAATAGGAACTAATATACCATTCCTTCTTCTTAGCTAAGGTACGTTTTGATGTTTTAGTTCCTATTTCCATTTCATTACATTCAAAGTAATAACCTGATGTATAACAATCTATAGTTTTAATTTGCAAATCATAGTTCCAGATCTTCCTAGTTCCTTTATATTCATTTAATATAAAATTTGTAAATCGTTCCAGTTCCTTAACCTTTACATTAACTGACTTAAATAGTTCCTTTGCTTTCTTATTAAACTTACAGTTAACAATAATCATACTACTATTATATCACTGTTCCCATAAAAAAAGATGCTCCCGTTTCCGGAAGCATCTTTATTAAAAATATATTATTCAATCTTAAACGTAACCAAGTTGATATAATCTTCTAAGTGTAGGTCCAACTGAGTTATTACCCTGAGCAGAAAGTGTTTGTAGATTACTACCACCTGTAAGAGCTCTTGTAAAAGTAAATTGAGTTGCTTTTCTATCACCATTAATGACTGCTAGTTCTTTTCCGATATATGCATTATCAATATCTAATTCATATACAATATCATCTATCTTTGCGCTAACAGTTGCTTGATGTGTCTGTAATGTATCTTCTTTGGTAAATAAAACTTTTGCAGAAGATCCATCTGATACTATCATACCTGATACACCTGTTATAGATGTTTGTTCATCTGCTAAACCAAAAGTAGTTTCGTTAAAAAATGCTATGTTGTCTCCGAGTGCCATGTAATTATTTAATCAATTAGATGTTAAGATTACGAAGTCTTTGTCTTCTTTGTTCATCAGTTTCTTCAACTTGCACCTCTTCAGCTGAAACCCCAATGTCTGCTACTTGCTCTACTAGCTTTTCTTTAGTTAGTCTCTTGTCAAGCTCTACGCCATCTTCTCTTGCTAACTCTTCAAGCTGATCTTTAGATAAAGAAGAGATATGCTTTTCAAGCTGTTTAACCATTTTAGATTTTAAGAGCCTTCTATCTAACTCTACACCATACTTACGGGCAAGTTCTTCAAGCTCTTCTTTAGATAATTTAGAATATTCACTCATACTATTATTTATACAATCGCGCAAAATTCCCCGACACCAAACAAAGCGCGGATTTGTCGCAGATGGTCTTAAATAAAAATATGTACGAATATAAAGCAGTAGTAACTCGAGTTGTTGATGGTGATACCGTCGACGTTGATATAGATTTAGGTTTTAATGTATGGCTTAAAAAGCAGCGCATTCGCCTCTATGGTATAGATACACCAGAGAGTAGAACATCAGATAAGGTAGAGAAGGTATTTGGTAATCTAGCTAAGTCTAAAGTGTTAGAATTTTGCCCAGTAGGCTCAAATATTATACTCCAAACCAAAACCGATGATAGTAGAGGTAAGTATGGTAGAATTTTAGGTGAGCTAGTTACACTAGAAGGTACTAATGTTAATACCTTTCTTATAGAGAACAATTACGGTGTTGCTTACTTTGGTAAGTCTAAAGATGAGATAGCTGATGAGCAATTAGCTAACAGGGATATACTAATAGAAAAAGGTGAAGTTACTCTTTAGTATAGCACTCATAGTGTTCCTTACCTCTTGTAAGACTACCCCAGGTACCGAGCGCAATATAGATCTAGATATAAGTGTTCCAGATTCTCAGTTCCTGATTGAGTGGTAATTTATTTTATTAGAGAGAGATAACTCTCGTTCGGTTACCGGTATTTTTATTAATTTAAAGGAAAAACTCCTTGAGATAATGATTAAATATTGGTCATGAATGAATTAATATCAAACATAAAGAGCGGTCTAACCGCTATCACAGATATAGGACTCGGTGTAGTTTCTATTTCAATATTAGCAGAAATATTATTCGGTAAAGGAGCTCTATTCGGAGCAGACGTTATCGGTAATGTTACTAACATAGTTTCTACTATAGGGGGATCTAATGGTCTCATCGGACTAGTAGCGCTATTTGTCTTAGCAGTACTATTAAAGAAGTAAAAATCTATACGAGGCTCCGCGGTAAGTATAGTAATCAAAAGTCGTTCCTATTACAGGGGCGGCTTATTATTGGAAACGTTCCTCTTTATATATAAATTGTTCTCGCGTCAAAAATTTTAAAAGGCATGAGGCCACCCAAGGGCCGAGACCCGCTCTCTATATAGGAATTCTCCCACGGTAACTTCTCTCAGCGGGGTGGGTTGCTGCGCAGCAAAAGCTGCCGCAGACAAAAAGAGGCCGCTCTATATAGAACGACCTCTCCAACAACAACACACTATCTAATTAGACCTACATTGCAGGCTCTAAAATGCTATCTATATAAGCTCTGGCTTTACTACTTAACTCTACATCTGGGTCATCCATCATCCTAATTACTTCATCGGCATCTATACGATATTCGGTACCAGAGCGCTCACTATAAAGGATAAATCTCTTCTTATCGTAGTCAGTAAGCCCGTGGTCGGGGAGGTATATACGATACTTAGGCTTCATCTTACTGGTTGCAGAAGGCTACCTTCTTCTCCATTTCGTATAGCTTCTTATCGCCTGCAGTAATGAAATCGGGCTTGATGCCGAATGCCTCGCGCATGCGCTCGAGGGTATCAGCATAGTTATCATTGACCACGCCCATCACAGAGACCATCTCTGGGTTGAACTGCTCGGAGAGGGACTCGATGAGAGCTAGCTTAGAGCTCTCGTTAGCGGCTGCACGGCAGATGACGTCGACGGCATTATATAGCTCGCCAACGGTTACGGTATCGGTGTTGTTTAGGTTATCCATACTACTATTATATCGCAGTTCCTCTTACTAGGGGCGCCCCCGAAGGGGGCTTAGCCGCAGAG